TCCAGTTTTAATCATTGCAGTTTTTTCACCGTTATTCATATCATATAATGAATCTACTAATTTCCATAATTGTCCATCAACAAAAACATCAACTAAAAATTGATCAGTAGGTTCTTTTGTAGTTAGGTTATAACTCTGTAATGCAAAACCAGTACCAGTAAATGATTGCTCATCTTTTTCACCTTGTATTATTTCAACATCAACAAATGTTTTTGTGGTTTTATCTAATCTGATAAAATCTGAATTAAATCGTAAAAAATAGGTTAAGCCATTTTGAGAAATTTCAAAACTAGCACCGTTTATAATTTGTACATAATCTCCACTAAGGAGGCTAGCCGCACTTGTATTTAAACGTAATCCAATTATACCTCTTGAAGATATTCCTCGTGTAGGATCATGACCAGTTAATCTAGACAATCCGTAGATTGATTCTATATTTCTAGCTCTGGATATATTTAATTCAGTAAGAGCAGCCTCAATGTAAAAGAATATCATTTCACCTAAGTTTGAGACAACTGTTAATATTTGACCAAACGGTGAGGCAGGCGTAAATACTTCAATTGCTTGATTATATGTACGCTGCAGGTATTCAAAAGAATCCTGGAATAGCTCGGTGGCACTTATTCTTGTTTTGCTAAAAAATGACATTCAATTTCTTTTTTTAAAATAGAGCTCCTAATACTCGTTGTTCATTTACTGATATATCAACTAAGCAACCATTTCTTTCTATCGTTGAAAAGAAAGTTACCTTTACGTCAACATCAAATCCAGAAAAATCAGGCAAACAATATGCTGAAATTTGTGAAGTAATTTTATTCTCTATTGTATTTTCATTTAACACTAATGAAAATATTAATTCATCTAAATTAGCACCCATATCAGGAGCTCCTAATACGTCTCCCTTCCTAGTGAATAGGCAATTTTCTATTTTTATAATTAGCTGAGATAAAGAATCGCTAACCTCAATAGTATCTTCACTAAAGTTAGGGGCCTCTATATCACGACTATAAATATCTCTTATCATTATAGAATACTAATTTTTTATTATATATTCTCTTTTTGTTTAATAGCTTTCAGATTATAATTATCCTGTAAAAAAGTAATCAACACCTTCGTCGTTTTTAATTTCTTCAACTACTCTATCAACTTCATCTCGGCCTTCACTTGAAATTAAATCATAATTAATAGTAATATTACCTGGAAGATTAAATGAAAAGGTTCCTAATATTCTGGCTAATTGAATTTTAGCTATTCCTATAACGTATCTTTGGAAGGCTTCATCTTCAAACAATGCACAATCAGGAATTGTTGAAAATATTTCAAATATAGTAGCTCTTTTTGGTAGTTCACCTTGGAATCTAAACTTCTTTGTTAATCTATTATAAGTATATGATATTTGTGGTAAAAGAACTTGTCTTGCATTATCCATAAATAATGAATTCACTACATAGTACATTAAATTTTCACTACCAAGACCTGCACCATAAACATCATTATAAATAAACTTATCTATTGAAAAATCAACATCATCAGCATTAAAGCTCATACTACCAAAACCACCATCTTCACCACTAAATCCACCAATTTCAAATACAGCATTAACTGAATATACTCTTGACGGCATTTGAACAACACCTCTAGGATTAGCAATGTTAGCTTTATTAGTTATTGTTTCTTTATCTGAACCAGTTCCATAAGGTACACCTTGTTTAAATGTTTCTTTTAAAACTGCGCCTGCTGGTAAAGCAATATACATTTGCTCTACACTATCTTCATATATTTTATAAAAGTATTGTTTTGCTCTAGTAATAATGTTTGCCAATTCCTTTTTAGGAACCGTGAATGGTATCTGGCAAGCAATAGTAAGATCATCATTAATTAATTTTATTAATGCATCTAAACATTCGGCTTCTGCCGGATCATTACAATATGTATTTGTATTAGCCATGCTATTTTATATTTTTTCTATTTCAATAATTTCAGTATTCTCAAACTTTGCTAATTCAGTAGCCCTACCTTTTCTAAATATACCACCTTCCATGTCTCCACTAAAAACTCCTCTCATGCCAAAAACATATGAATCTTTACAACTTACATTTTTACTTACATAAGAATCTTCTATTTTAGAATCAACAACATCAGTTGAGCCAAACAGATTACATTCAGTCATTGATGAATTAATTAACTCTGTACTAAATATATCACAATTTAAAACATTACCTTGTATTTTAGAATCAACAATATCAATACCTTTTATTTCAAAGCATTTCATTAACTCTGCACCTTTAAGTTGCATTCTACCAGTATCTGCATCGTAATTAACTAAACCTTCTTTTAATCCAGCTTTAGTTAATAATTCAAATAAATGTTCTCTCATTTTAGGGTAATACGTTTCAATTATTTGGTCATATGTTTTTAAATCAACCATTAATCTAATTTTAGGAAATTTTCTTTTGAATGCTTGATAAGTTTTATATGATTCTACAATACCTTTATGTTGTTCTAAAATGGAATCTAATTTTTTAAGATCATCCTTATTATAAATAGGATTAACTAAACTCTCATATAAAGATACAACAAAATGTTCTGTCATATTCATTATGGTATTATATTTCTTTTCATAATCCTTACCACCTAAATATCTAAATTCAATATAATTCTTAGGTATTTTAGAAAAGTTTACACCATAATATTTTTCTGATACAAACATGTAATTCTTCCATGAAATTCTTTCAGGAGAAGGTTGTGTCATTCCACTTAATGGTACAATAAATTTTATAGATTTAGCATAAACAGAATCTCTTCTGTCAGGGAATGCTTCATAAACGGCATCCTCATTGAAGTTAAGAACAAACTTACCAATATCTAAAGATGATACGTTAGTAGGAGACCCTAATTTTTTTCCATCAAAAGCTACGTTAATATGTATAGAACATCTGTCATTAGTAGATCCATTTTCTCTAATCCATTTTAGAGTCTTTGCAATAATAAGTTTGGATTCAACAAAAGGCATTGGTCCTGTTACTAGTTCAATCATTCCAGATCCACCAGAGTTATCTGGTTCTAATTTGAAAATTTCATCACTAGGTACAAAGTCACTGTGCGCCTTTTCTTCAACTCTTATTTGCTTATTTAGAGTTTGAGATAGGTCTCTCTTAACTTCATCCATTCCTTCATTGGCAAAGAATTCAAATTCTAATCCAATCTTGGATGCATATATTGCATTTAGCTGTTCGTTAGTATACATGTAGTTCCTGATTTGTTTATATATTCAAACCAGGATTGGTGTTATACTATGTTCATAGTAATCTTACGATCACTTACATTAACACTCCCGATTTTAATATCAATAACATCACCTTTTGTTAGATTTGCTGCTTTTAGTTTAGATTTATGAATTAAACCACTTATTCCTTTTTCTAATTCAACAAATGCACCATAAGAAGTTATTTTAGTAACTGTTCCTTTAGTGATCATCATAGGCTTATATTTTTCATCAACACCATCCCATATATCAATCTTAGGTCCTAGTTGACTTAATATAATCTTTTTCTCTGAAATAATTTCTTTAGCCCAGAATGTTATTTCGTCACCAGGATTTATTGTTTTATTATCTAATGCCTTTTGTGTAGCTTCATCTAATTCAACCCTAGGTATTAAACCAGTTAAACAATCATCAAATTGAGCAAATACACCAAATTTAGTAGACCCAGTTACAAAACCAGTTCGAACCTCTTTTATATTTTCTTCTAATTCAAATATTCTAGTTGGAATCATTGTTCTTAAATATTCTCTGTGAGATACTACAATTGTATCTTTTTCATTTGAGAATGTAATTGGCATTACAATAATCTCTTTACCTACTAATGAATTAAAATCATGTAATTTATTTAGGCCACCTAAAGAACCTGGCATAAAGCATTTAATTCCTGCAACATCTACCCAATATCCACCATGAATTAATTCTTTAACTAAACCAGTAAAGCCAATAGATTTATTTCCAATAGCATCTTTTATTTCTTGTAATTTAACCTCCATTATTGCATCACTGATTGAAGCAATAACATCTCCAGTTTTTGAAGTTTTAATTTTAACATCAATTTCTATACCAACTTGTAATTGCTCAACTATATAATCTGGTTCTTTTAATAAAGAACAAAATGCTGTATGTTTAGATTGTGTATCAATAAGTGCTCTTGTTCTATCAGCAGAGATAAAAGTAATTTCACCTCTAGTTGTATATGATATTCTATCTTCTGTTAATTGAGTTTTTTGTAAAATAGGATCTGTAAGATTATACATTCCTAAAACATCAGCTGCATAGTGTTCATTACACATTAACTTTGTTCCGTGTGGAACTTGTACCTTTACTATCTTAGTGTCAAATGGATCATCACTTAATTGGATTGTGATTTCTTGTTCGGTCATTTTTATTTTTTTGAGTGGTTAATTATTTGTATTATATATTAGCTATGCGTATGAAGTATTTATTATTGTACTCAACACAAGTTGTTTTGTTTCATTATCTAATAAACTTTATGATAAGCCTACCCATGGAAATATTAAAGGCAAAGGAGGTACCGAAGGTGTAACTCCAGTCCAAACACCTGTTACTAATTTAAGATGATTGACAAAACTGTCATTTAGGCCATTAACCACATCATTAATATTTTGTGTTTTAAAAGCATCACTTATATCTTTATTTAGTGGCGTAGGTGTACCTGGTATTAATATAACATTAGTAGGTCCTACTGCTCCACCAGGTGGTGGCGGTGTTGGTAACATAGTTCCACCTGCCCAATAATCTACAACACCCTGAGCTGCAGGTAACCAAACAGTCAGTGGCATATCATTATACCAATTCCTAACTGTATAATCATCAGAACTAATATTTGCTATTCCCCAATCCTGTGCTGCTTGAAAAGAATCTTCAAAACCTTTTTGTATACCTGCTGCTGTTCCTTTAATTAATGGAAGAGATCCAAATGAGGTCATTACTGCCACAGAAGCTAAATCATAATCTATACCAATTTGCTCAGCAAATGGTTTAAATGAAAATGAATCAGTTTTATTATTCAGTTGACCGAGCATCCATGCTTTTAAAGATACTGTGAAAGGTACAGGTAGCCAAGCCATTAATCAGTTGTGTTTTTAGAACTCAATGATGGATCCATCGGTTGCACAGGAGGACCAGATGGCCCTACACCTGTTGGGTGAATATGACTATCCCATATAGCTTTAAATGTATCACCTTTAATTATAGCTTCTGCTGCTGCCTCTCCTAATTTAATTCTTGGTGAATTAACATGAGTTTCACCCGTTGCATTT